TTTTATATTTTAAATAGTTACAACTCTTCCTTGAATATCTGTATTAGGATATCTAACTTCAAAAATTGCAGGATCCATAGATGGATATATATTACCATTTCTAGTTGCTCCTGCTATATCATATCCATATTGAGAATAAATATTCCCTGTAGAGTCTTGTTTATTAACAATATCTAATTTTACTACTGATTGTACTCCTTTTACTTGTAAAAGTTTAGAAATAACATCTGAAAGGATAATTGGTTGGTTAATTTGCCATTTATCTATATTAAAATGATCTTGTAAAGCAGCAATACAATTAGTTAAAATATCTTTATTTGAGAATCCACTTAATATTGTTATATCAAAATTAATTCCAATATTAATATAAAATGCATCTTTAATATTAATAGCATCAGTAACCATTCTATATTGGTTTATATAGGTCACTAAATTATTTTTTAATGTAGTAGATGCTTGAGTTATTTGTTTAGTAGAATTATAAGATAAAACATACAAATCTAAAGCTAACGGATTGTTTTGTTGAGTAAAAGCAACAGTTTGTTGTGGTGATTGATATAAATCTTGTGATATGTAAGCTTTAGCTACTACACCATACTCAGAAGGCATTGATAATGCTCTTACTATATAATCATCTTTTGTTACAGCTCTTAATTGAGTTGAATAAGCATAAAGAGCATTTTGACGAATTTCATCGGTAGTATCTCCATTTTTTCCTCCTGTTGAAGGAAATGAGTTACTAGATGCAACACTACTTAATATAGTAGCTGCTAATGCTCCTCCAGGATTACCATTTTTAAAATATACTCCTGAAGTATTTATAATAGTTAAGTCATTAGCTGGGATATTAGATGTTATTCCTCCACCTACTAAATATTTTACAATAAATGAACCTGAAGGAGCTAATCCATACTCTTCAGTAAACATTACAGATGCTTCATTATAGTTATTAGTTAATAATGAAATACCAGGTACTAAACCTAACTGAATGTTATCTGGAGTAGGTATAATTTGAGAATCAGTTTTATTTTGAGATAATCCAGCTCCAAATTCTAATTGTAAAGTATTGTCTGATAAGAGACGAGAAACAAATCTTCTAGGAACTCTCTGTAGTTGTAATAAATAAGGAACTTGATCTGTAGCTGATGTTGGATTTGATATTTTTTTATAAATAGAAGTTTGAGCTAAATATGGTACTTCATACCAAATATTTCCATTACTTCCTGTTACATTTAATACTTGTAATATATTAGTATCAGTAATATTAGTTGTTGCAAATTTTTGATTACCCTGAAAGTAAACTGAAGTGGATTTAACTTCAGCTGAAATTGCAGGGACTGATTTTTTAAAAAGAAAATAATTAGAATCTATAAAATTTATTTCTGCACTACTAGTTTGAGTAAAATCTACATCTTCAGTTATTAAAAATTTAGTTCCAGTACTATTAGAAGTTAAAATAGTATTAGCTGGGATAATAAGACCATATGTGTTATAGTCTGGGGAAAATATTCCTGAAGTGGCAGTAGATGGTATTAGTTGGTATATATCAACTATAGTATTTGATGCGTATGATGCTTTAGGACGATAACCCATTACATATGCCATTGCATATAGGTTTTCTTTTTCCTTAGCGTATAATAAAAAGTTTTCTTGTGTTTGAGTATCTAAATAAAATGACATAACATCACCTACATAAGATGCCATTTCTATAAATAAATTACCAGGAGTAGTCTCTGTAAAATCATTATATGTTGTAGGAAAATAAGTCTTAGCATATTGCTGCAATGCAGCTTTAAAGCTAGTAAAATCTTTATTTAAATATGATATATTTTTATCTTCACTATCCATTATTATGTAAATTGTACTGTTACTTGATCAGGTGTATTTGAAATATTTAATAGATAACTTAAATTTAATTCAATAGAATTAAAATCATTATTAGGATTTATATTTATACTTACTATTGAAATTTCAGGTATAAATATATTTATACTATTTATAAGATCTAATCTTAAATTTTCAATATTAGAATCAGTTATACCTTCAAATAAAAAATCTCTTAATCCAGTTCCAAAAAGAGGATTCATTATTCTTTCACCTCTAGTAGTTAACAATAAATTAACTAGATTAGATTTAATTTGGTCTTTAGTAGTATATGTACTAGTAAAGGGTTTATTAAAAGGTAAAGATACCCCAATAGCAATATTCTTTTGTAAATCTAAAGGATTTACTCGTATCGTTTGAGGTATCGGCATATTAATCTAAATTTCTTAGTCCAGCTCTATCATGAGCACTCATATTAGCACCAGCATCAGCAATAAAAGCAGCAAACGGATTATCAGAAGTAGGGTCAACTCTTAATTGAGGCTGTTGTTCATAGCCAAACATAGATCCCATTTTACTGCGTAAAGCCGCTTTAGCTTCGTTACTACCACCTGTTGGTATATCACTACTAGTAAAACTAAATGTTTTATTTTCGTTTAATTCTTGTTTTTTCTGTTCTAATAAAAGAACACCGATTTCTTCACGAACTGCTTCGCGAACTGCTTCTTTAATCAAATTTTTAAATACCTTAGCATTCATAATTATAAATATTTAACCTTGTAAATTTTGTTGATCAATAATTAATTTTAATTGTTCTATTAAATCGTTTGGATCTTGTGTAAATGAATATTCACTTCTAATTGATTCTATCCCCCTACGATTAATAGCTACGGCATATTTACGTTTATTACCTCTAACGATAAATTGAGGATTATTTTGTTCTTCTTTAATAGCAAATTTAAAATCTTTATAAGACCCATAATCTCCGCCTGCTGGTAGAAATAAGTCTGATAATTCAGTTAATTGTTGTTCATTTAAATTATCTAGAGCTTTATTATCTAATTTTAAACTAATTTCTTTTAAGCGATTTCTTAATTCTATAAGACTGTTTACTTCATTAGATAATAACACAGAGGCTATAGCTAATAATGCACTCAGTGATGCTACTAAAGCAGCTGCTTTGCTAATAATATTTGTTGGAATTTGTACTGCTTTAGGAGGTGTTAGAGGAGGAAAAAGAGCAATAGCTAGATTTAAAGCAGTAATTATAGCGCTAATTACTAATAAAATTTTACTAATATTACTTAATATTCCTTTAATTCTATTTAATTTAGCTATATTATTATTAATTAAATTAATAGCATTATTTCTTAAATTAGTTGCTATAACTACTGTTGTTTCATCTTTAACTTGAGTATTTATATATTCATTTACTTGATCAACTAATTCTTCTAATTTTTTTCTTTGAGTAATTAATACTGAGAAGCTGTTTACTAGTTGTAGACCAAGGACTGGGGCTAAAGTTTTAGCTGTATTTGTAGCTATTTGTTTTATTAGATCTTTTTTAGATTTACTTTCTGTACTTTTTATATTTTTATCAACATTTTTAATTGCATTATTTATAGCTAGTTGATTATTTTTAATAGAAGTATAAGGATTATCTACTATATTATTTTTATCTAACAGTAATTTAACTTGATTTATACTAATAGCTGCTTTTGAAGCTATTAAAGAAGCTGAGGCTACTTCTATTATTTTATTATACTGTTCTTGAGTAATTTGTTTAGTATTGAGTTTATATATAGCTTCTTCTTCAATTCTAGTTTTTTCAACTCCAGCGTCTTGTTCTTTTTTAGTTAAAGTATCAAGTTCATTATCTAATTGAGCAGTTTTAGTTTGGTCTCCTATTACAAGGGTTTCTTTACTTTTATCTTTAAGTTGAGATCCAAACGACTTAATAGAAGTTGATTTAGATACTGTTCCAACAATGTTAGGAGAAATAACAGGTGATATATTAATGTTATTAGCCATTATACTGTAAAGACTTTTTTAGATGTAATATTATTTAATAACTTATTTAGTTGTTTAATATCTCCTGATAACTCTGTGCCCGCTGCTTGTAAAGATATAATAGGACTTCCCTCAGCAGTACTAACAGTACTAGATAAATATCCAGAAAGTTTAGTTAAAGTTTTATTTAACTGAATTAGTAATTTAACAGTTTCATTTCCTAGTAAAACGGGTTGGGGTGCATTAGTAGAATTATAAGGTCCTAAAAATATAGTATTAGAATTTAAATGAACTCGTTCATCAGCATTTAAATTAATAACATTTTTAGTATTAATTTCAACATTTGTTTTAGCAAATATCATTACTTCATCCTTTTTAGAGTTTATAATAACTCTATCGCTATTAATAATAACCTGAGCATTAAAATAATCAGGTATATTTAAAGGATTAGTTAAATTATTTAAAACTCCATTTTTGTCTGTTTGAAGAGGAAGTTGTTGAGTTGATGTAAGATAAATAGAAGAGAGATCTTTATTTATTTTTTCTACATGAAATTTTTCTCCTGGTTGGTAACTAAACCCGTTTGATAATATAGTAATAGGACTATCATCATTTCCTATATTACTCCATTCATTTAGATTATTATATAATTTAGTAGTAGAACTAAATCGCAAAGCAGCACCTTGTCTACCTTGAATTATGTGATCACCTTCAAAAGATAATAAAGATTTAATTTGAGGATTTTCAACAAATGTTAGTCCTAAACTAGCATCTTTATTTGCCGGTTGAGAATTTTGTTGATTATTATTCCATAAATTAATAGAACTTATGTAATATTTTTGAGTAGAAGTATTTGATATTTGAGAGGTAGGAGAAGGAAGATCTTCTAAAAAAACTAACTCTCCTAGTATAGGATAATACTGAAATTGTGGATATAAAGATTTAGCTGTTTTACATGTATTTAAAAAATTATTATCTATAGTTCCAATAGTATCTTTAGACTGTTCATAATCAAGATAAAATATAGTACCTATACCATTATATCCTCCTGCTTTTTCAAACATTTCTTTAGTAGGAGTATTTTCAGTAGTAACAACACCGTATACTCTACCTACTTGAGCTTTTTTAGAAAATGAAAAGTTATTTTTACCTATGGAAGATACAACAGATGATAAATTTTCTCTTACTCTCATTTTTGTTCAATTTGAGGTATAGGTGGAACTTGCTCTAATAATTTATTACCTTGTTCTTTTATAGCATTTTGCTCCTCAATTAGAGCATTAATTTCATCCATGTCTATAAACCCAGTATCTTGAGTAGCATTCATTGTGGCTGCACGTTGCGCAATGCCTGCCATTTTAATTAATTGATCATTATTTTTAACGTTAACATCAATTAAATCTTTAACAGTAGGCATTAACATCACGGCGGAACCTGCATTAGAAGTAGCAATAGG